TAGACATAATTAGGTTAAATGGTTCAAAGTTATCGTAACCAACCCGTACAGCACCTAGCTTTATTGTTCTTGGTTCCCATTTACCATCTATCCACATCTGTCTTTTTGACCTATCTACTGGGCCGTTACCGTTAAGATCACCACGCATCCATGCCATAGTTGCCATAAATGTTACAGCAGAGCCTATCGCCAATCGGCCTGTTTGTAAAGCCTTTGCGTTAGCTAGTTCTTCTGGTGTAAATATACCATATTTAGATACAGACTCTAAGTTATTAGGATTAGCAAGTGCTATGTCGTTAAACTCTTTGACTAAGAAGTTAAAACCGGGTGTATACTTACCTGTCAATGCAAGACCGTTTACACCAGTTCTAGCAAACAAAAAGAAAGGTTTAGCTAGTGGTGTAGCTGTAAATACATCGTTTAGACCTTTTGCAAAGCCTGTAAGTTCTTGTGTAAGTGTAACTTCTTTACGTGCAAACGCAGTAGCTTCATCTGATATATTACCCGCAGAGTCAAAGACTTGTGAATAAAAATCATCTTCGTATGCTTGCATCAACTTTTTGTTAATCTGTGGTGTCTGTATGCCATTACTTTGTAGCTCCATAACTCTACGCATAGCTTTCTCACGCATCTTAGCACGACCAAGAATATATGCAAAAGCATCGTCAGTGGCTGCCATAATCTTTGTAGAGTATGTCAGAAAGTTACTATCATTTAAGTTACGTGCTATGTTAGCAAGACGAAATGCAGCTGTATCTCCAGCTGTAGCTCTACCACTATCTTCTGCCCATCTACGTATAAGCTCCCAGTTTTGATCGCCACGACTAAACTCAGAGTATCTGGTTTTGATTGTAGCTAGATCACCTTTCCAATATGAATTTAGTTTAGTTCTAAATAATGTAAAGGATTCTGGTATAGCTTCTATCATGCCGTTGATAGCTGATAGACTAGCTCGTAGTGTAGATGCGTCACCATCAAACGGATAACGTATCGCAGCACCTAGAGCTGTGGATAACGGACGTAAGAATGTTGCACTGGCTGTACCCATAATGGCTCTCACAGGGGTCTTAGGGCCGCTTAGGACACTATTGGTCATAACGCCTTCTAACTCTCTTATAAGGGCTCCTGTACGGTCAATATCATTAGCGTTAAGTTTACCACCTTTGATAACGGTTCTAGCCCAGTTGTCAAAGTCCTCAAGTGTATTTACATTGTCCATAATCGAGAACGCTTCTATCATGGCATTTAACATGTCGTCGTCCTGAGTATCTTTTGAAATCTTGAGTATAGACATAATCGACTCTTTGGCATCTGCTATGTCTTTTGCAACTGCTTCTTCTACAGCTTTCTTTGTTTGTTTACCGGCTGCTAACGCTCTAAATGAGTCAGACTTGATAAATCTTGCCTTCTTTGTTTGGTATAACGCAGTGAGCATAGTATCAACAATCTGTTTAGCTGGCCCGTCTATATCATTTATGTCAACTATATCTGCAATTTCACGTGCAGCAATACCTGTATCTCGTAACTGTTTGATGAGAGAACCTACAACAAGGTCTGCAATAACTACGTTCTTGGATGTCCATATCTCCTGACCATCTACAACGTCGTTAGTCTCAAACAACTCTTTTAAGTATTCTTGTGGTGACATCTCTACAGGATTTCTACCTTGTGTAATACGTTGATGACCTTCAATAGCCTCTCTAAATGTAGCTGCTAATGCTTTTCTATCACCTTTTGCAGCTTCAAGTTCTTTTGCAAACTTGTCACTACTCATCAGTCCACGCATGATACGTTCGACTGTTTCATCATCAGTAGCACCTTCTTGTGCCATACGCTCACGTTCTAGTGGTCTGGTTACAGAGCCTGTTGCTCCTTCTTCTTGACCCCATTCCTTGCGAGTTCTTGAAAGCTGATCTCTGGCTACTTGTGGTTCTACCTCTGATGGGTGTGCTCCTTGGTGTGGTTCGGCTATCGGTGCGTTTTTGTCAGCTCGAAACTCAGCTTCTCCTTTACGGAGCTGTGCAACACCAGCTTCTACTGTCTGATCTTTGACACTTTTGTTTCGTTTTACAATCTGGTCTACAACTTGGTCACTGCCCTTTTTAAGTACATATGCTGCACCGTCAAAGAATAGACCTATGCCCATACCTTCTACAATATTTTTGACTTTCATCATTACAGGAGAGTCAGTATCTTTTGTAGATATAGGTGTATCAGCCCAGCCATATCTGTCACGTAACGCACCTAATGCGTTTTGTTCGTCTGACTCTTTTGATATAAGGTCAGACACAGCTCCAACAGCTGCACCTCTTGCTAGATTGTTAGCAGCAAGTGCAGTAAGTCCAGCTGGTATAGATATAATACCTGTGGCTGCTGCACCTTTGGCCGCTAGTACTGTACCAGCTGCTAAAGATCCAAAGTGTACTAGACCACGTAGTTGTTTACCCCACCATGTTTTGGTTTCTATAGGGTTATCGTATGAGTCAAACGGTGTCCAATCTG